GGGGCTAATTATGCTAAGCAAGGTTTGGATGTAGTTTGTATTAGTCTTGAGCTTGCAGAGCCGATGGTCTTTTTAAGACTAGCCTCTATTGTAACAGGATACGATACTACTACTTGGAAATCGAATATACCACAAATAGCCGCAAGTATCATTAAGAGTAAAAAAGAAGGTGCAGGCTCATATCTCTTGAAAAGAATGCCGCAGCATTCAACTGCTGCTGATATTAGAGCCTTTTTAACTTATTATGAAATGGAGTTTGAAAAGACACCTGATGTTCTTCTAATAGACTATCTTGATCTTATGGACCCGAATATCGGTATTAGAAATATTAGCGTATTTGAGCAAGACAAAAGAAAAACAGAAGAATTGGTCGAAATACTTCATAATTATGATATGATTGGTGTAACTGCTTCTCAGCAAAATAGACAAGCATTAAGTATGTCTTCACCCGATCAAAGTGTGATTGCAGGTGGTATTTCGAAAATCAATACAGTTGACAATTATATTTCATTGTACATGAGCGATGAGATGCGTCTTGAAGGTGAAATGAATGCTTACTTCTTGAAAACCAGATCATCTCGTGGTGTTGGGAAGTTTTCTCTTCTTGGCTTTAATCCTAATAACTTGCAAATTAGCGATCCAAATGACGGAGCGCAAACTAGCGTAATGCCTAAACGCAAAAGTAAACATATAGAAGAAGCACTTGAAGAGATACAAAATGAATCTATTGATGTTACCGCTCATGTAAAAGATATGCCGGGAATTGAACCCCCTATAAAAGAGACAAATAAACTGGATCAGATGTTTGAAGAGCCTGAAACTGACAAACCAAAAAAACAAGCTGATCAGAGTGTTGATAAATTACTTCAATTAATGACTTCATTTAGTTAAGAGGAACCAAAGATGATAGATTTTAATAAGCCAAAATCCTTTTCTGTTCAAATGAGCGATGGTAAAGTAATGCAGGTTTACCGCGAAGAATTGATGCAAGACCCTAATTTGCGTAATATAATTACATCGTTTGACAAACTTTTGGAAGAAATCGTTGAAGTTGAATATAGAAAGGAAGTTTTGATTCACGCTCATCGATCCATGAAAAGTAAAATGGAAGGTGCGTTGGTTGAATATTTAGAGAAGAAACACGGCTTAGTTAGTGATAAAGGAGATAATGATGAAGCTTGATCCACAGAGGTACAAAGAATATATTGAATATCTTCAAACAAGTTTAGATAAAACTTTTGATATCTATGATTGGCATGAACATCTTTATAATGAGACTTTAACAAATGTACAAGATGAGTTGGCTAATGTTGATGAAGATGGCAGCCTGACTGCACCCGTTTTAGTGTCCGCTTTGAAAAAGTTAGGGTTTAAAGAAACCAAGTCATGATAAATATCTTTATAGGTGATACAAAATGGTTGATGAAAAAAACAAAGTAATTAAGAAAATAGACCATCCTTTAGAAGATTTTTTTGAAATAGATAAAGGTAGCACAGAAGTAGAAGTTTATGAGCGTGAAGGCGAACTCGTAGACCCTCACGAATATGATGAAAAGGATCGAGAAATTGATTCACAGTTTCAGGAAATCTATGATAGTGCAATGGATGGTTATGATACTTTGTCTGAAGAACTGTTAAAAGTTGAAGGCAAGTACAAAGCAAGAATAGGTGAAGTATCAGTACAGCATTTGAATGCTGCTTTAAATGCTGCTTCCCACAAAGCTAAACTAAAAGAGCACAAAGACAAGCTTGAAAGTAAAACCGGTGCGGCTAAAGCATCTTCTGTAACGAATAATAATACATTGATTGTTGATGATAGAAGTATGCTAGTTTCTGAGCTTAGAAAAACTTTAGGTGTAGAAGACAAATAACATGAGTATTTTAAGAGAAGCATTTTCTGAGCAAGTAAATAAAAGAACTTTAGAACAAGCAACCTCTATGGTTATTGCATGTTCTCTAACTGCTATGTTTCTTTTAAAAAATAAGCAGGTAAAACTTCTTCCATCGCATTTTCTTAGAATGCTTGACTATCCGCGTCGTGGTCAAGATGAAATTAATTTTGCAAGCATGGAAACGGCTTCTAATACTTTTGACAGAATAACTTTGAAGTGTTCATGCCCCACAGAGGTCAAAAATTTCATGCTTGAAAACCTTAGTGACAGAAAGAATAAGTACTTTAGTATAGTTAGAAGCGTTCTAAAGTATTTGAACGAAGATCAAGCAATTAATTCTCTCGTCGCTCAGGTTACCAGTAATGGTGTCTTGAATGATATCATTATTGATTCAGAGAATATTACGGTTAATTATCCTAAAGCATTTGTAACCGTAGTTATTGATAATCAATATGTAAATCTATCTAGTTCTATAGTTCCTATAGTTGATCATTCTTACCCAACAGGTGGAATAGGTCAAAAAGATTTAATGCATGACTATGGTTACTCCGTTCATCGAAAGTTTCTTTCAAAGGTATTTGGAATTGACATTGGTGATGATTATACGGTATACTACGATACCTGTTATAACAATGGAGACCCAACAGATATATCAGTAGAAAAAGCCACACGAAACTTGTACGAAAACGTTTGTAAGCGTTTGAATGATGGTTTCAATGGTCAGTACAACTTTTCCGTTTCAGACGTTGACTTTAAGGATAACGTTCTTACTTCTATGTTGACTTCATGTTTAGGAGTTGATTCGTCAGAAGAATGTGAATGTGTATTCATTAACAACGGAAAATTGGGATATAATAACGTGGTTCCCATAAATTTGATGAACAGGCTTCACTCTCTGAATCTACGAGCAGAGTGTCCAGTCAACAAAAATCCTTCTATCAGGATTATTGATGAAGCAACGGACAATGAAATAGCTCAAGTTAGATTCAAGAAAGAGAAGTATAAGGACAATGTAACGGGTCATCGATACAAGCTTTACTTTAAACCAACGAAGCTTGATGAGTATAAAGTATAAGGTTAAATAATGACAATAAAAAAATCCGAAACCACAGAAGAATTTGTACTAAAATATAAAGCCGCACTAAAAGCAAAACTATCAAGAGAAGAATTCTCAACATACCTAGGGGTAAAGCCCGATACAGTTATAAGAAGAAGACTTACAATAAAAACAAATACTGGATTGGATTTACCATATCTACCTATTGATACAAAATTCGATGGTAAAATTTCAGTAGAAAAATCAGAAAAGTTTGAAGAGTATCTAGAATTACTCAGAGAAAAAAACACGCCCGTCAAAACTCAACATCAAAACAAGAAAGGTGTTTACGTTATTGTATCAGCACAGAATGCAACTCCCATTCATGATGGATTTTGGTCTACTATACTTAATTATATCGATCATAGATGTGGTGAAGTCATGGTTATTCCTTATCGATATGCAAACCCAACATCTATATGGACAGAGAATAATAAAGACAATGAATACTGGTGGGCTCCTATAGTGCCATATCTGGTCACTAAACCTATTAAACTTTGTGAAGGCTTGCAGGTTATGGGTCACATTAAAATCACTCCTACTGCAACACGGCCGCTTTCTGGCTTGGAAAGCATGACGGGAATGGATTCTGGTGTGTTTGGACACCCTAAATTAGAATTGAAAACTATTGCTACACCAAGCAAAAAGCTCCCTAAAATCTTGACTACAACTGGTACTTGTACTGTTGAAAATTATACTGACAGTAAGACGGGTCATAAAGGAGCGTTTCATCATAACTTAAGTGCATTGGTTGTAGAAGTTGATGATGATAAGTTTCACATGCGACACATTCATGCTGAAGATGATGGTTCTTTTTATGATCTTGACTACTATTACACGCCAAAGGGAAGAACAAAATATAATCGAATTGCAGCACTAGTATCAGGCGATAGCCATGCCGAGTTCATGGATGATAAGGTTATGCATGGAACTTATTCTGGACCCGAATCCATTCTTGAAGTTCTATATCCTGAGGTAATGGTTTTCCATGATGTAGAAGATTTTTATCGTAGAAACCATCATCATAGAAATAATGATATACTATCGTATGGAAAGCATCATTATGGTAGAAATAATGTAGAAGACGGTCTGCAAATAACAGCGGACTTTCTTGATTCTGTTTCACGACCAGATATTTTAAAACTAATAACAAGAGCTAACCATGATGAGGCTTTTGATAGATGGCTCAAGGAAGCCGATCCAAAGCTTGATCCTGAAAATGCAAAATTTTATTACTACATGAAGTTTCATCAACTTGATAATATCAAACCTACTCGCACCGGCTATCAAACAATAGACGCTTTTGAGTTTTGGTGTAAGAATCCAATGGATCAAAAGGGTTTGAAATCTATTGATACTACCAAATTTTTGAAAAGAGATGAAAGCTTTGTTGTTAACGGAATCGAAATAGGATTTCACGGAGATATAGGCAACAATGGTGGTAGAGGTTCAATCCATAGCTATTCAAAAATTGGGCCTAAAGTAATAATAGGGCATTCTCATTCTCCGGGTATACTTGAAGGAGCTTATCAAGTAGGAGTTTCTGCATATCTTGATCTTGAATATGCAGTTGGTCCATCTAGTTGGCTGCATACTCATTGTATAGTATATCCAAATGGTGCAAGAACGCTTATAAATTTAATCAATGGAGAATGGAGAGCTAGCTATTATGGTAAAGAAAGTCAGTTACTCCGCTGATAGTCTAAACTTTACATATACTCCGAATCATATTTCTGTATTCTTAAAAGAACTGTGTCTTTTAGATGGACAGAAGTATAAACCCAGATTTGAGATAAAAGAAATTTTAGATAAAATTTATTATGATTATGATTCCAATCCTGTAATTGAGATACCGAGGCTTCCTAGACAGTCTGGAATATCAACATTTCTTTTACTATTAACTACTTATTTTATGTATGCAGAAAATGCTAGAGTAGCTTTTGTATACAGATACAGGGTAGAGCATTATAAAGAATTGGTAAACCTAATAAATGTTCACAATATGGAATTTTCATTTAACACAGTTAATGAAATGCAATTATCTGCTCGTATGAAAACTAATATTTCTTTAGGTCTGACAAGGTTTATTAGTTATACAAATTATGGTGGAATGAAAGGAAGAAACTATAATTATATTGTAATTGATGGTTTTGAATCAACATATGCAGATGAAAAAATGACTGAGTGTTTATATCCTTGCTTAATTAATGGGGGTAAAATAATAGTAAGTAAAAGTATTTAAGTTCATAGTAAAAAAGCCTCTATAAATAAGTTTAGAGGTATATGCTATGGCAAGAAGAGGCAATCCCAATCTTAAGAAGGCTCATCAGTCAGTAGAATTGACTTCTGATCAGCTTGAAGAATTTAAAAGATGTATTCTTGATCCTATTTATTTTATTAGAAATTATGTAAAAGTAACACACCCTAAGAAGGGTAGAATACCATTTGAACTATATGATTACCAAGAACAGTTGGTAAAGAATTATCAGGGTAATCGAAATAATATTGTATTGTCTGCAAGACAAACGGGTAAAACAGAAACATCTTGTGCTTATTTGCTATGGTATGCAATATTTTTTGAAAGTAAAACCATACTAGTTGTCTCAAAAGATTCTGAAGGTGCGATGGAAATTATTAAAAAGATTCAAGATGCTTATGAAGAACTTCCTAATTGGCTCAAGCCCGGTATTCAGGATGATAATTGGAATAAGCATACTGCTGCATTTGATAATAAATCAAGAATAATTGCTAGGACAACAACAGAAACATCTGGCCGTGGTTTGGCTATTTCATTATTGTACTGTGACGAGTTCGCGTTCGTAAAGCCATACATTCAGGAAGCTTTCTGGGATTCCGTATATCCCACGCTTAGCACAGGCGGATCGTGTATTATCACATCCACTCCGAACGGTGATACAAACTTGTTTTCCACATTGTGGAGAGGCGCAGAAGCAGAAACCAATCCTTTTGTTCCTAATCGAATTTATTGGGATCAACCACCCGGAAGAGATGAAGCATTTAAAGAAGAGAAAATTTCTGTTCTTGGTGAAAGAAAGTGGCTTCAGGAATTTGAATGTGAGTTTATTTCAACCGATCATGCGTTGTTTGATACTAGACTTATTCAGATTGAGCAGGCCAAGTATGAAAAGAAGAAACCAGCATTCGTAATAAATGGTGAACAAGGTTTCTATAAGCCACTGACTGAGGGTATGTCATATATTGTAGGGGTTGACCCTGCTACCGGTAACGGCGAAGACTATTCTGTTATTGAAGTATTTGAATTTCCATCCATGCAACAAGTCATGGAATACCGTTCAAATACAGTCAATGAAGTTGTTTTGTATTCTTATTTGAAGAAGGTTTTAGGTTTCTTGGAACAATATTCAGATAATGTTTACTTCAGTATAGAAAATAATGGTGTGGGTAGAGCCATGATTGTTCTTTACATGAATGATGAAAACCCACCACAATTCTCACACTTCATGAGTCAGAGGGGTAAGAAGAGATTAGGTTATACAACGGATAATCAATCAAAGAGGGCTTGTGCTTTAAGATTCAAGAACTTTTTTGAAAGAAGAGAAATGGTTATTTATTCACCAACTTTGTATATGGAAATGAAGAACTATATCAGGAAGGGAGATACTTTCGAAGCACAACGTGGTTCTACTGATGATTGTATATCTGCTGTTTACATAATATTGAGAATGTTAGAAGAAATTTCCCAATATGATCCAAGAGCTTACGACAAATTATACAAATTCAGTGAACAAGCTTCTGGTGATGAATGGTATACTGATAGTGGTGATATTCCTCCATTGCCGGGGGGAATGTTATAAATAGATATATGAAAACTATAACCTTACCATTAAATTACTTGGTTGAGACACCAATTTCTCAACTGTATAACAATACGATGACAAATTTTGACACTCCGCGTCAACAGTCATCTGGTCGTGTACAGGTTATAAGTAAGGAATTCATCCCTGCTGTTAGAAACGGTATTTTAACTGTAAAGGCTGTGACTAGATCATCAGCAAAACAGTATGAAACCAGAATATCTTTTAGAGGGATTGATTACGTAGTAGACGAGGAAGAAGAGCCTGTTGATTCTTTTACTTTTACTGCTGCGGATGATCAAGACTATATAATATTACCTGTTAGTGAAAATAACACTGATGTACAGGTAAATTGTAGTTGTCTTGACTTTTACTACCGCTTTTCTGTTTGGAATAGTCAAGATGGTAGTTTGCTTGGACAACCACCGCCTCCTTATATTAAGAAGACGGATAGTGAACCGGTAAATCCTAATGGAGTTGCTGGATTGTGCAAGCACCTTATCGCACTTACTGACGATCTACAAAGAGAAAATCTAATTAGATAATATTTAAGTGTTGATAATTATAAGTGAGAGTTTATAATTTGAACCCTCACTAATAGAAAGTTTAAGAAAGTATTAGTGTGATTAAAAGATAGCTTTAAGTTTTTAAAGATAGCTTTATAAGTTTTAAGTTTGCTATATGTATAGGAGAAATTAAGATGGCAAAGAGAAGATCATTAGCTGCTTTGCAGAAGCAGATCGATACAGAAAATAAAGATTCAAATACAAGTAATAACGCAGGTGGATTTTTCTATCCATTCTGGAACCTCCCAAAAGATGGATCAACTAGACTAAGAATTCTAGAAGACCCAAACGAAGACAATCCTTTTATCGTTTATACGAATTATCTTGAGCACAAGCTTGAAATTGATGATGAGATTGTTAGAATTCCTTGCCGAAAGAATCACGGTATGAGCGAAAACTGCCCTATCTGTGATCTATCACAAAAGTACTACAAAGCAAATAACAAAGTGAAAGGTAAGTACTACTACCGCTCTAAGTTTGCTGTTCTTCAAGGTCTCGTAATTGATGATGGTCTTGAATATGAAGACGATGAAGAAAACTCTGTTGGTAAAGTTAGACCATTTAAGTTCTCATATCAGCTTGCAGAAAAGCTAAAGGCTGATATCGGTAAGCTTGATGAAGATGAAGTATTCTGGGACTTGGATGAAGGTCTTGACTTTATCATTGAGAAGCAAATCATCAATGATGGAAACAGAGACTTTCCTAAGTATGATACAGGAAGTGGCTTCGCAAGAAAATCAACGTCAATCCCTGCGGAATACCGTGAGGCAATTGATGAAGAAGCAACTCTTGATAGTCTACTACCTAAGGTTCCTGATTATGATGAAGTCAATAACCTACTTCAAAAGCATCTAAACTTCATCAACAATACAGGTGATGATGACGATGACGATGATGACATGCCTGTAGCCTCTGATGATGACATGATGGAAAAAATCAGTCGTAATAGAAAGGCAAAAGCTTCTTCTGAAACCGAAGAAGAGTCAACGCCTAAAAAGAAGAAGGCTGCAAAGCCCAAGGAAGAGGAAGAAGAGTCTGACCTATCTAGCATCTTTGATGATGACGACGATGATGATGGTCTAGATTTGGATTCCCTTTTTGATGACTGATAGTGCCCTTTGAGGGGGGCAACCCCCTCATTTCTTTTTCATTTCATTTATTAAGAGGAATTTAAGTATGTCATTTATGAAAAAATATAAAGAAAACATGAAGAAAGCTGGTTTTTCCACAGGACTCAAGCCACCACAGTATTTTCTTGATACTGGTAACTATGTTCTAAACAGACTAATGTCAGATAACTTCCTCGGTGGTTCTGCTCAGGGAAGACTGGTTTGTTTTGCGGGTCATGCAAGCTCTGGTAAAAGCTTGGTTGCCGGTAGTCACGTTGCAGCCGTAGTCAAGGAAGGAGGGTTTGCTCTCGTAATTGACAGTGAGGGCGCTCTTGACGATGATTACATGAGAGGATGTGGTGTAGACGTTGATGATGAAGATCACTATGGTTATATTGGTGTATCTACTGTATCCGAGTGTAGTAGAGTCATCAAAGATTTCATTACCATGTACAAAGAATCCGGTGAAGATCGAAAAGTTCTTATTGTTGTTGATTCATTGGATAATCTTTTGACTGATAACGAAAGAGACTCTTACGATAAAAAAGGTGAAATTGGTGGGGACCAAGGTCAAAGAGCTAAGCAAATCAAGACTATGCTCAAGCCATTTACCCATACCATTACTTCTTTGCCTATCACGATAATCTGCACAAAGCAAGTATACAAAGAGCAGGATCAAATCAAAGCATATGCTGAACCTTGGGTGTTTACTTCATCTCTTGAATATGCGTTTTCTCAGATTATCATGTTTGAGAAGTTGCAGTTCAAGGATAAGGCATCTGGTGAGCACAAAGGCTTTACTCTTAAAGCTAAAGTGTACAAGAGCCGAGTGTCAAAAGAGAAGCAAGTAGCAAAAGTCGAAGTACCATATGAAGGCGGTATGGACCGTTATTCTGGTCTTCTAGATGTTGCTGAGCAGTTTGGAGTTGTGACTAAAGCCGGTGCTTGGTATACTTTCGGTGAGGAAAAGTTTCAACGTAAGAAAGCGGAAGCTGATTTGGACTTCATGAAAAAAATTCTCGATGCTCTCATTGCTAATAACACAGTTATTGATAAAGATGGTAATGAAGTCGTAAGAGAAGTTAACGTTGAGCTTAGTGACTTTGTTGCTGAATCTGAAACATCCAATAAAGCTGAATCTGCAAAGTCCAAAAGACTCCGTAGATTAAAGGATGTACAGGATGGCGATGAATCTTGAGAAGCGTTTAAGCTTACTGGAAAAGTATCACAAACGAATCCTTTCTACGTATTCGGAAACCTTGACCAGAACAATCGAGATTATCTACGAAGTAAAGGCAAATGTTGAGTGGGTGAAGGTAGAAAAGTTTTCACGTAACAGCAACTTTGCCTACATTCGTGGCAATGCGGTTGTTCCAAAAGGTTCTACATTGAAAGACCGTGTTTTAGATGACGACATGGATTTTATGATAGCAGTCACCATTCAGATTTCAATGCTTGAA